GCCGCGCTGGCCGCGAGTACGGGATCCTGCACCCCAAGGCCCTCGGCAAGTCCTACCGGACCCAGGCCGGCTGGTGCGCGGCGACGGTCCAGAAGACCTACGACCGCTGGACCAAGGCTGGCAAGCCCGGGGACTTCGTGGCCTACCTCGGCAAGCGATACTGCCCCGTGGGCGCGGACAACGATCCCCAGGGCCTGAACCGGCACTGGGTCAAGAACGTCACCGCATGGCGGAAGAAGATCGCCGAGGAGGTGGAGCGATGAGCGCCGCTGCCAAGCTCGAGCGGCTCCGGGAAGCCGAGGTCGCCGAGGTCTACTGGGAGGAGTCGCACTGGGTCGTGACCGACACGAGCCACGGCCTCGTCGCCTGGAGGCTGACGCACGACGGGGTGCTGGCTCGTCGCTCGAGGACCGGGAGGCCGGCAGTAATCCGCCTCGAGCAGCACCGCTCGCCGGAGGAGGCGAAGGTCGCTGGGTCATTCATTCGACGGGCGAGCCTCGAGGCAACGGTCCCAGGCTGACCTCGAGCGCCGAGATCCAGCGAGCCGTCGCGGCTTCGATTCTCAGGGATGGGGGTCTGAGCGCGGCGGCTCGCTCTTTTGCGCCCGATCCAGCGCAGCCTGCCGGATCCACGTCGAGAGCGGGCTGCCCTCGAGCCTCGGCGCGATGCGGTCGAGCTCCTCGAGCGACAGCCGGACCTCGATGATGTGCTCGCGCCTCCGCCTGCTGGGCAGCTTGCGCCTCCCCGGTCGTCTTTCCCACTCGCCCATTTCTGTCCCCCTGGAAATGCAGGGCCTTGTCCCAGATGATCCCCCACGGGGATCATCACCGCTTGACCCGAGCCAATCAAGACTGGACCCGCACGACTCGTGCGCGGTCACTGAACGCACGTGCAGGGATGCGCGTTCGCCCCATTTCAGGGAGTGACCTCGTGCTGCCCCATCCCTCCATGTTCGGAGGAGGGGGGCGATTCTTCGCCGAGGACGGTCGGGCGACGACGGGCGACTACCCTGCGGTCAACGTCCGCGCCGGCGGGTTCGACTCGCCGAAGATCCTCTCCCTGAGCACGAGCCTCGACCAGCGGGAGACTAGCGAGCGCCCTTACGAGGAGAACGTCTGGGTCCGGGCCGCGATCAAGGCGATCTCGAGCGGGTTCCAGCGCCTGAACCTCCGGATGCTGACGGGCGACCCGAAGGAGGAAGGCACCCAGGAGGTCGAGGATCACCCGGTGCTGCGGCTCATCGCTCGCCCGAACCGGCACATGACGGGCCGGGAGCTCTGGCAGTCGCACGCGACGAACTACAAGCTCGACGGCGAGAGCTTCTGGTTCCTGGCGAACGAGCAGGGCCTCCCGGTGCGCGTGGACGAGATGGGGCAGCAACTCCTCGAGATGCCGGCCCAGATCATCCCCGTCCGAGGCGAGCTCGTCGAGCATCGCACGGGCAAGTCCGGCTGGCCTGTCGCCTACCGCTACAGCGTGAAGCGTGGCGGCGAGAGCCTGACCTGGCCCGAGGCTGCGGTCATCCAGTTCAGGGACTACGACCCCTACAACCTCGTGCGCGGGCTCGGCGACGTCCGTGCGGTGATGCGGGAGGTCGATCTCTACTTCCAGGCGTTCCGCTACATGGACGGGGCGGTGCGGAACAACGGCGACCCTGGGGGCTTCCTGATCTTCGAGGAGAAGCTCGGGATCGACGAGCTCGAGCGTCGGCAGGCGGCAGCCGAGGACGAGTTCGGCAACGCCGAGAACGCTCGCCGAATCAAGGTCTTGGACCGTGGTGCCAAGTTCATGCCGAACCCGGTGAAGCCGTCGGACATGGCCTACGAGAACCTGAGCGCATGGCTCCGGGACTCGATCCTGTCTGCGCTCGGCGTGCCCGGTCCGGTGGTCGGGGTCTACGACGCTGCGACCTACAACAACGTCCAGACGGCTCACCGCGAGATGTGGACGGGTCCGAACGGGATCCTGTCGCTCGCGGAGATGACCGCCGACGTCATCGAATACAAGCTGCTCCCGCGCCTCGAGCGCGTGCTGCCTGGGGCCAGCGAACTCGTGCCGGTGTTCGACACGGGCCAGGTCGAGGTGCTCCAGGAGGACGTCAGCGAGAAGCTCGAGCTCGCGGCGAAGGTTGCGGCGACGGGTGTCGGGATCTCCTCGAACGAGATGCTGACGCGCCTGGGCGTCGAGGTCGATCCCTTCGAGGAGGGCGATCGGAAGTGGATCTCTGGCGGCCTCACGGAACTCGGCACCGCGACTCCCGAGGATACTGCGGAGCGTATGGCGGACGTCCTCGAGCGTCGTCGCGCCGAGGACGAGCTCGACGAGGTGTACGGCTCCTGGCGCGAGTCCGTGAACATGAGCGCCTCCGAGCTCGAGCGGTGGGCCGAGAACGAGTGCAGCCGCAAGGCGAGCGTCGATTCCCGGGCCGTCATCGACCGGAACCTCAACCTGCTCCGCAAGAAGAAGGCTGACTGGGGCTCCAAGGAGATCAAGGACGCCAAGCGCACGATCAGCTTCATCGCCCGCATGAAGGGCATGGAGCAGGGCGAGCCGGCGGTCAAGGGCTGCCCGTCGAAGCGCGACATCAGCCTCAAGAACTGGGCCTACGACCCGGGCAAGGGCTCGAGGTCGCTCCGCGCTGAGGACGGCGATCCGGAGCCCGAGGAGGTCCGGAGTCCCCCCTGCCGCCAGGCCGGCGAGACTCAGCGGGCTTGCGTCGATCGCAAGATCAGCGAGGTCGCGGACGAGAACCCGGACTGGGACAACGATCAGGTCGTGGCGGTCGCACTCGATATGTGCTCGAGGTCGTGCCGCTGCGGCGAGGGCCAGGAGCTTCGAGCCTTCTCCCCGGCGATCCAGGAGATCCTGCCGACGTTCCAGAAGCGCGTGCTGCGCTGGTTCGAGCGGTACGAGAAGGCTCAACTCCAGCACCTCCGCAAGATCGCTAACGGAGGACGGGCGACGATCGCCGAGCACCTGCGCGATGTCGTCGATGAGGTCTTCGACCCGACCAACATCAGTGACTACGCATTCGACGCGCTGCTCCTCGAGAATTCGGTCTGGGCTGCCGCGCTCGAGCGCGAGGTCCGCGTTGCCCTCCGGGACATCTGGGCACAGGCGATCCTCGAGGCTCACGGCGAAGTGGGGGGCAGCATCGTGACGATGAGCGACCCCTCGCTGATCGAGGCGATCACGGTCCAGAAGACCCGGCTCGTCGAGGGCGTGACCTCGAGGCTGTCGCTCCGAGTCAAGAACGCACTGGTCGAGGGCCTCTCGAGCGCCGAGGCTGCTGCAAGCCTCCGCGAGCTCGTGCGCCAGGAGTTGCCCGCGTTGACCGAGGATCTCCGTCGGACGTTTGGCAACCTCGACTCGAGGGCTGCGACGATCGTGCAGACGGAGACGGGGATCGCGCAGAACGCCGCGACCGCGAAGCAGTACCAGCGGAGCAACGTCACCAAGATCCAGTGGGTGTCGGCTGCCGACGAGGCGGTGCGACCCTCCCACCTTGCCCTCAACGGGCAGACCGTCGAGTTCGGTCAGCCCTTCTCCAATGGCCTCCGGTGGCCGATGGACCCGCAGGCGGAGAACGCCGCCGAGGTCATCAACTGCCGCTGTACCTACCGGGCCGTCGAGTTCGCCCAGCCTGACCAATGAGCAAGTTCCGCGAGATCAAGCAGAAGATGGAGGCCAGCGAGCTCACGCTCGACGACCTCCGGTCGTACAACGTGGACCCGGAGGACCTCCGCAAGTTGCGGATCGGCGAGGGGATCACCCACCGCCGCGCGATGAAGGATGGTCCGAAGGCTTCCGGCGACCGCACCTTCCGCTACGTCATGTCCACGGAGAACGCCGTCGGCTTCTTCCGCGACGTCGTGAAGGTCAACGGATGGGACCTCGACGACTTCAAGAAGCGCGAGCAGCCGTTCCTCTTCGGGCACAACGTCGCCGAGAACCGTCCTCCCCTGGGACGGATGGACAAGGTGAAGAAGGACAAGATGCCCTACGGGCGCGTCCTGGCCGGCGATGCCGAGTTCACTCCCGAGGGCCTGTCGGAGTTCAACGACATGATCCACGACATGGTGGAGAGCGGGTTCATGCCAGGAGGCTCGGTCGGCTTCAACGTCCTCTCGGCTCGCAAGCCGACGGACCGGGAGATGAAGTCCATCCCGAACGTCAACGAGTTCTCCTCGATCATCGAGCGAGCCCAACTCGTCGAGTTCAGCGCCGTGCCGGTGGGCATGGACCCCGACGCGGTGAAGATGCGGGCAGCCTCCTCCGATGGAGTCGAGGCGTTTCTGCGTCGTGCGATCGAGGAGGGCCGCTATGACCGCGAGCTCGTCGCCGAGTTTCGCCACGAGTACCTCGGCCAAGAGATCGAGGCTCGCAACTTCTGGACTGGGTTCAGCGAGGAGAGCGCGGACCCGGTGACGCGGGGAGAGGATGAGAGCGACAACGCTACGGAGGCCGATGTCGAGGGGACGTCGGCCTCCACCTCCCCGTCCGAGATCGAGCGCCTGACCGCAGCGGTCGAGCGCCTCGAGTCGATCAACGAGCACCTCGAGAAGCGCATCGCGCAACTCGAGGGTCTTTCTCGGGGCGAGAAGGACACGGGCGACGTTGCCCGCAACGACAGTCCCGACCTTTTCGACCTTTACCTGGAAGCCTTCTAGGCTTCCGCCAACTCAACCCCACTCGACTTTCATGTCCGATCACAGCGAGAAGCGTGCGGAGTTCAAGAAGACCCTCGAGGAGTCTCTCGCGAACGCCGTTCAGCGTGGCCTGTCCTCCGTGGACGAGGCCCAGAAGGCGATGAACGAGCGCCTGGCCTCGTTCGAGGCGCGGATGGATTCCATCCAGCGTCCTTCCCACGACCTCCCCGGTGCCGAGGAGCGCCACGACGGCGAGCAGTACAACTTGGGCCGCGTGTTCCGTGCCCTCGCCAAAGGTCCTCACGCTTACGAGCGCGAGGCTCCGATGGAGTGGGCCATGTCGGAGGAGATCCGCGACATGGGCACCACGCCCGACACCGCCGGCGGTTTCCTGGTTCCGACCCAGGTCTTCGACGAGGAGATCATCCCTCTGCTGCGTCCCCGCGTCGTGGCGATGGAGCTGGGTGTGACCGAGCTCCAGGCGCAGGGTTCTCCGGTCGAGATCCCGACCGAGACGACTGCTCCGACCGTGGACGCCGTTGCGGAGAACACCGCCAACACCGCCGCCGACATGGCCTTCGGTTCCCTGATCGCGACTCCGCACACCGCGCAGTCGTACATCAAGGCGAGCCGTCGCTTCCTGTCGATGGGCGCTGGCGCGGAGTCCTTCATCCGTCGTCGCATGGCTGAGGAGATCGCCCTCACCATGAACCAGTGGATCCTCAAGGGCACCGGCGCTGCTGGTCAGCCCACCGGCATCCTGA